CCGCCGGAAATGGTCGTGAACAACTGCCCGAGGTCGGGAATCTGCGCACTGCCGCCGTCCGGTTCGTTGGTGTACGAGACGGTATTTTGCAGGGCGCCGTTTGTGTATAGGTCAACCGTGGTTCCAGCAGTATTTTTTGAGTAGCCGAGAAAGTATACCGTTCCGGCTGAGACCGCCAGTGTGGACGTAGAATCGACCGCGACGTTGACGCCATGTCGCCAGCGCGCGACCGGGTTGCCGGACGCGTTGATGAGAAAGCCGAATTGATCGTTACCAGTTGAATCGCCCGCCGTGCCGAGATTGGCCATCAGCACACGCGCGACTGCGGTGACTGAGTTGTTCGGCTTGTGCCAGACGACCATCGCGTGATCCATGGCCCCGCTGACTTCGGTGATGATTCCACCACCGGACAGCGTCAGACCACCATTGGTCTGCGTGAACGACGTGGAGTGAGCGCCGCCCGAGCGCAGCGTCGCCTGCTGCGCCGTCACGCCGTTGACGTTGATGTTCGTGAACGTATACCCGTTGACGGAGTCGGCAAACGGGCCGCTCGAAGAAGCATCGTCCATCTCCCACCACGCCACCGCTTTGTTGAAGATCGACAGCGCGGTCGCGTTTACCTTGTGACCAAGAAGTATTTGATGGTGGGACTTGGCGCTCACGAATAAGCCTTGCCAAGATCGGCCTGCCAGCTTGTGCCCTGATCGTGCGTCGTGATCGCCAGTTCATCGACCGCGCTCAGTCCGGTACTGACGACACCAGCGACTCCGCCCTGCCATTTGAACGATGCCGGGAACGCAACCGTTTTTGCGGCGCTCGCGTTCTGGGTGATCTTCAGCATCTTCGTTGTCGCTTTGCCGCTAGATGGCAAATTTGTAAAAGTTATACTTGTTACATTTGCTGACAACGACAGCGTGAAGTAGTCACCAAGACTGCAATCAATATTGACGACGCCAGATGAAATAGTCAGCGCATTGACGTTCGTCGTCGGGACGTCATCCAAGACGGGCGCACGGAATGTCGGAGCGGCGGCACTGCCGGACGACGGGCCGGCGAAGATAGTATTTGCTGACTGCGTTGCCAGCGTGCCTGTGAGCGTGCCAGACCCCGTGATCGGCGATCCGCCGACGGTAATGAAGCTCGGCAGCGAAAGAGCCACCGACGTCACCGTTCCGGCGCTGGCCCAAGAAGTGTTGCCGACTCCATCCGTCTTCATGAACTGGCCGTTTGAGCCAGCGCCGACCGGGAGCGTTAGCGTCCACGCCGCCGTCATACCAGACGTCGGTCGAGCGATCGTCAGCTTCCAGTCGGCGCCTGATCCGGCAGCGTCCGCGTTGAGTTGCACGCTTTCGCCGGACAAGAACAACTTCGCGGCGGAGTCGAGTTCCATGCCGAGGAAATAGGCAGTCGTGCTGCTGCAATACCATTGATGCCGGCTCGATACGAAATTCGTGCCAGCTCCGGCGGCATCCAGAACGGCCTGATAGGTAGCGGCCTGTACCGGAACAGCATTCCCGTTGCCGGAGTAAAAATTAAAGCTGGCGATTATGTCCCCAGGTTGCAGCAGAGAATAATTACCGAAACTCGTACTCCCGAAGCGTCCGAGATTGACGGTAGGGTATACATTTGCCGTTGACGCTGGGCAAAACACATTGGCGTTGAATCCGGCCGTGTCCGTCGTATTGCCAGCGGATTCCGTAGCGACCAACCCACCATGAATCGTCTTCGTTCCGCCGAACGTCTGTGCGATTGCCGTGACGACACCCGGATGCGTTGCGTCGGCAGGTTCCAGCGTGATCGAGCCGCTAGAGATGACGCCGCCATTTGCGTTCGGCGTCGAACCGACTGCGGAGAAACTTCCGGCAGCGGTTGACGTCAGCGTGAGGTTGGTGCCAGAAACAGTGCCGGTAATTGCAGCGCCGACGAAGTTGAATGTCGTGATCGCGCCGAGGCCACCGATGTCCGTACCTTCATCCTTGAACTGGATTGATTTTTGACTCTCGGTTGGCGGGATTATGGTACCGGCAAGCTGGCCGGAGGAGTCGTTGTAAGGAATCCCGTTGGCCCCGCCGAACGGAATCCGAACATCCGCGCCTGTAGCAGGGATTACCAACGCCCAGCCGCCGGCCGGTGACGAGCCGACATTGAGAAGCCTGAAAGTGCTCGTGTTGAATGGCATGCCCTAAGTCTCCGGTGCGTAGAAAACTGGATTGGCGGCGCCAGTCACGTAGAGCGTCAGCCCATCCTCGCTGGAATAGACATTCTGCGTGACGTCGGCCGCCGGGTACTCCAAGAACTTTCGACCGCGAAAAATGTATACGACGATCGGGTCTTTCCAGCGCGGGTCGATGCCAGCGACCAACGTCGCGAAGTCGATCACTTTCGACTGCGGCGGCGGTTGCGGCACATACGATCCGTAGCTGCTCATAGAACCCCTCGCGCGTGCGCGCCTTGCTCTGCGCGCCTTATACCACTTCTGGCTCGAACGATATACCCTCGTCCATCATTTTGACCGGCACAAGCTCTGTGAACGTCATCGCGAGCGCGTCGCCGTCGTCCGGCGAATTGCCGCCGCGGGCGCGCACGTCATCCTTCGATTCCATCTTGAGGCGATCGGTACGCGTGTCGTATCCGTATCCGAGCGTTTCCAGCGAGATGCGCAACTGCAAATCGTCCGGCAGCATGCCCTCGTTGCGTAGCCAGTCCCGCATGCGCGACCAAATCTCGGCGCGACGGTTCGTGTACTTCTTCGCCTCATCCGCCGCGGCGCCGAACTGGACGCCGATCACGACGAACCCGAGCTGGCGCAGCCGGTCGATCACGCCAGCACCATAGCCGCCCGTCTCGTCGATGTAGACGACATCGGGTTCGTGCGTGCGAATCAGCGCCGCTACGTGCGAGGCAATCTGCATCATATCGGGGATGCGGTACCGGTAGACCTCAGGCAGGACGTAGCGGCCCTTGCGCAGCCGCACAACGCTCTGGTCGGCGCCCTGACGCGCGACGTCCACACCCATCAGCAACGGTATGCTGCGCGGAATTTCCTTGGCGTCGAATGCCTTGTGCCGCTCGACCGCCTTCGTAATCATCTGCGGCGAGATGAAGCTGAGACCGCCATGCAGAGGGAATAGCCCGAGCACGCGCACGCGCACATAGTCGGAGTCGATACCCCATTGCTCGATCGTCTTCTCGATCCACTCCTTGTTCGCCTTGCGCGAGTCGCGCGAGTCCACGCGGAGCAGAGTCCAGTATTTCGCATTCTTGCCAAAGCAGTCGGCAAAAGCGCCATCCGGATCGGACGGGTTCCCGAACGCGAGAAAGATGCCGCGTGTCGTGAAAGCGCCCTCGGTGACCTCCCAAATGGCCGACGCGATCGTTGAGGCTTCGTCGAACTGCACCATGACGATTTCCTCGTGCAGACCGGCGAACGCCTGCGGGTTGTGCTCCGACCACGCAACGGCCTCGGCGTACCACGTCTCAGGCTGCCACTTGCACGAAAACTTTTCTGCCGTCCACTCGAACTGCCAGCGGTTCGCGGCAAGCTCTTTCCACTTCGCCAGCTCGCGCCACGTCGCGGACTTCAACTGCGCCAGCGTACCGGCGGTGACGCGCTCCTTGTTCCGCGGGTAGCACGACTGGAACCATATCGTGATCCATGACATGAGCGCGGTCTTGCCGATACCGTGGCCCGACGCAACCGCAATGCGGATGGTCTGGATGCCGGCGCGTAGCTGCTTGCCAATTTCATCGAGCACAAGCGCTTGCCACGAGTCCGGGCCAGACTCGTCTTCGAGTTGCGTGCCGGGCACTCCCCACGGGAACACCGCGCAGACGAAGCCGAGCGGATCGCACGCATACTGTGCGACAAAGTTGGCCCACGCGGAAGCGTCTGCCTCCGTGCGCGGCTCGGCCCACTCGACGCGCTGCGGGGCGAACGGACGTTCGAGTACCGCGCTCACTTGTCGGTCTCGATGAGCTTCGCCTCGACCATCATCGGCCGCGACAATTGCTCAGCCGATTTGCTCTTGGCAGCCGCCTCGCGCGCGAGCTTCACGCGGCCCTCGGCGACCTTGTTCGCTACGGTGATGTAATTGACGATGTTCTCGTTCTTGACGTTGACGGTCGCGCCTGGTTGTACCCATTGCTTGATTTGCGCGAGCAAGCGCAATGCGCCTTCCTTGCCTTCCAATTCGATTTCGCGGTTGACCAGTTCGCCAGTCTCAGGATCGAACCGCTCCTTGATCTTCTTCACGAGCCGACGCTTCTCGAACGGCAGGTTGCGCATCTCGGCGAGACTCATGATCTTGCCGTCGATCGACGCGTAATCCGTGATGTCGCTGTCGATGGTTTCCAGCAACCGCCTCAGCGCATGATTGCGCTCGACACCCATCTCGACGAGCGCCGGCAGTGAGACCTCTTTCACGATCGTCAGCACCGCCTCGTCTTTCATGAGACGAGAGCCGGAGATGTGATGGTACGGCGTGATGTCTTCGCCGGGATCGAACACGTCGCGGTACGCCTCGGCGACGCTCACCGTCTCGCATAGCCGCTTGGCGAAATGACGATGCCGCAATTCCGTCTGCGTGCACGGCGGCGGTAGAGCGAGGAGCGCGGCGGACGGTTGTGTCATGAGACTCGGGGAGGCTGGAGGCTGTTCGTTGACGTGGGAAGCCTGCTTTGCCGCAGTCGGCCGTAACCTACGTGAGTCTCGGCTTGGGGAACCGAGCGATGCGGCGGGCGCCTGTCCGAACCTCCCCGAATCTGCAAACTACCGGATGAGCACCGTCCCGCCAGAGCCGACGAAGAAAATGCCGGCGATGACGAACGCCCATCCGAGATTCCAAAGCTGCACGCGCCCAGCCGGAATTCCGCACGACCCGAGAACCATGAGGATGATACCGATGAGCACGAGCAGGCCGTTCCAACCGAATTCGTGGACGTTCATGGTTGCGCAGCGGCTTGGTCAACCGCGACCTCTTTGGCTTTCACGCTGGCGTCGAGCGCCGCCCAGTCAGCGTCGGTCGGCGTGTAGTTCGACGCGGCCCACTGCTCGGCCTGCGTTTTCTTCGCCAGCCAACTGTTGTAAAGCTGACTGCCGATCGGCACGAGCTGCAATGCCTCGTTGAGGATTGAGATGAATGCGGTCAGTGCGTTCATGGTTTCTTCCCTTGCGGCAACGCCGCAGTAATGGCAGTCAGAGCGACCACGGCAGCTTGCGCAGATGCGATCACTGCATTGACTTCGCTGGTAGAAAAATTCGGATCGCGCACGGCGTTCTCAGCGGCTTGCACTGCCGGCGATGCGATGTCCTTGGCCTGTTTCACCTTGGCCTTGCCGGCCGCTGTCGAGCATATCGTTATGCCTGACGCACAGGCTGGCAGTGCGTCGTAGGCGAGCGCTGCGTCGAGCGCCAAGCTGTAAGACTGCTTGACCTCGAACGCAACCTGCTGCGGATTGCTCGGCTTGGTGCCGAACACGTTGCACGCCGCGAGCAGCATGCACAAAACAATTGCGGTTACGATTTTCATGGAAACCTCCTAAATTCGTCCGAGGACGAGCAGAATTATGATAATCACTATCACTAGGCCGAGACCGCCTCCGACATACGGGCCTCCGCCATATCCTTGCGTCGGAATTGCGCCGACCAAGGCGAGCACCAGAAGGACAATGAGGATG